TGAAGGTTTTTGCTTGTTAGCTCGTGATATTAAACAAGAGGCTAAGCGAGCACAAAAGGACATAGACGAAGATAGTCGTCGCCGTCGCTGGTAGGGAGGGGTGGGTAAAAAGTTCAGGGCTTTTGCCTAAATGACCGCCCTGTTAGTCACATTTTTACGTGAGCGAAATTAAAAATTTAGGGTGTTGACATGGGTGGTGTGAATGCAGTAGCTGGCGCGGGTCGAAAACCAAAAGTAAAAGTCACTGGCGATACTGGTTTTGAGAAAGTTTACGACATCGATGTACCTACTTATATGGAAGAGATGAGTTATGCCCCATCCATGTGGCGAACAATTGTTAAGGAATTACTCTCAAGAAAAATTTTAAAAATTACTGATCTGCACAACATCGAAATGTTTTGTATTGCTTACAACAATCTACGGGAAGCCCAGCAGGAAGTGGTTTTGAACGGTGTAACAATTGAAACAGCAATGGGTCGATCAAAGAATCCAGCCATAACTGTAGTAAATGAAGCATCAAAACAAATGGCTCAATTCGGGGCAATGTTAGGGCTTGATCCAGCATCACGCCAACGGCTGACAGGCGGTGGCGGGAAACCTAAGAAAAATTCATTTGCAGAGGTGTTGAATATGTAGAGAGGTTACTGAATGGCGGCTTTCCCGAATGTAGACATTGCAAATAAGTGGGCCAAGCAAGTCGTTACAGGTAAGATTCCTGCATGTAAATGGGTAAAATTAGCCTGTGAAAAGCATTTAAATGACCTAAAAAACCAGAAAAAGAAAGAATTTTTATACAAATTTGACCCTAAATTAGCTGAAAAGAAGATCGCCTTTATTGAACTACTACCCCATACCAAGGGTGAGTGGGCAATGAAGCGTATGAAAATATCTCTTGAGCCTTGGCAAAAGTTTGGAATCGCCTGCACGTTCGGGTGGGTTCGTAAAAAAGACGGATACCGCCGATTTCGCGAAAGCTATTGGGAGGTGCCACGTAAAAATGGCAAGTCTGCGATTGCAGCTGGTGTTGCTCTCAACATGTTTGCCAATGATGGTGAGTTTGGCTCAGAGGTTTATGCCGGTGCTACTACTGAGAAGCAAGCCTGGGAGGTATTTAAACCTGCCAGACTCATGGCTATCCGATCCCCAGAGTTTATTGAGGCTGCGGGTATTCTTGTTAATGCCGGTAGTCTGGAAATTCCTGAAGATGGCTCCCTGTTTGAACCAATTATTGGTGATCCACCAGACGGCCAGTCACCACATTGTGCTGTGGTTGATGAATACCATGAGCATGCAACGTCAGCACTATATGACACGATGCAGACTGGTATGGGGGCGCGCAGACAACCTTTAATTTTTACAATTACAACGGCCGGATTCAATATTGAGGGCCCATGTTATGACCTGCGCATACGTGTTCAAGAAATGCTGCTCGGTACGGTGCCAGATGATGAGCTATTTGGTTTCATCTGGACCATTGATGAGGGTGATGACTGGACGGATCCAAAGGTATTAGCCAAGGCAAACCCCAATTACAACGTTTCTGTTTATGGTGACTACCTTGAGTCGCAACAAAAAAGAGCGATTCAGAGTGCATCAAAGCAAAATACATTTAAGACAAAGCACTTAAATGTATGGGTGTCTGCAAAATCTGCTTTCTTCAATATGGAGCAGTGGAGTAAATGCAAAGACACCACCTTAGATATTGATGATTTTAGAAATGATCCCTGCATGATCTGCGTGGATTTATCCTCAAAGATTGATATCGCAGCACGCATTAATCTGTTTTATCGAATCATTGAGGGGAAGATTCACTATTACAGCATCGCACCAAGGTTTTATCTGCCGTACGACACTGTTTATAACGGTGAGGAAAAGCAGGTAACAGAGCGCTATCAAAAGTGGCTTAATCAGGACCTATTAACGGTTTGTGATGGATTCGAGAATGATTTAAATGAAATTGCCGACGACATTACAGCTGATGCTGAAAACTTAAAAGTGAAAGAGGTCCCTTATGATGAGTGGGGCGGCTTCCAGATCGCAAAAACAATTGATGATGCCGGGTACACATCTATAAAAATCCCAAAAATTACCAAAACCTTTTCACCTGCTATGAAGGAAGTGGAAGCAGCAATTGCAGCTGGCCGTTTTCATCATGACGGTAATCCAATTTTGTCCTGGATGGTGGGTAATGTGGTTTCTAAAAAGGGTGCAAATGATACCGACTTTCCCCACAAGGAGAAGTCATTTAAGAAAATCGATGGCGCTGTTGCAGCTTTGATGGGCGTAAGTCGAATTCTAACCTTAAACAGCAATCCTGAAGAGCAAACACTGTCAAACCATCTTGAAAGACACGGGATTAGGAAATTGTAATGAACTTAAAAACAAAAATTGGGGAGCTGCTTGGATTCAAGTCAGCTCCCCAAGTTATTTCTAGCCCTGATGATTTGGCGCGGATATTTGGTGCTGAGCATGTGACAGGCATTGGTTGCCCGGTAACTCCATTCACTGCTATGCAACTAACAACGGTTTTTACTTGTGTTCGCGTGCTGTCTGAGTCAATGGGTATGTTGCCGTGCCGGTTGTATAAAAAAGATGGGCGCAACAAAAACCCGGCAGAGAATCACAGATTACATGATCTGCTTTATGTGGCACCAAACGACTACATGACTGCTCAGGAGTTTTGGGAGTTGCTCATGGTGTGCCTTTGTTTGCGAGGAAACTTCTATGCTTACAAGGTTTATGCACTAGGCGAAGTGGTGGAGTTGCTGCCAATTGACCCGGGGGCAGTTACACCAAAACTGAATGACGACTGGACTATTGAATATCATGTCAATTTTAAAAATGGTGGCACAAGAATCTTGTCGCAAGACGATATCTGGCATGTACGTCTGTTCACTCTGGATGGTCTGCACGGATTAAATCCAATCGCATATGCTAGAAAGTGTATTGGTCTTGGATTGGATACCGAGGACCATGGCTCAAGATTATTTAAAAATGGCGCTGTAACGTCAGGCGTGCTGGAGACAGGAGAAACGCTCACGGATGATGCTTTCATGAGACTCAAGACAGAGTTTACAGAAAACCATACTGGCCTTGCGAATACCTATAAGCCGATGATTCTTGAGCAGGGTTTAAAGTGGAAGCCTACCGCTCTGAATTTGGAAGACTCTCAATTTTTGCAAACCAGACAATATCAGGCTACTGAGATTTGCGGTCTGTTCCGGGTGCCGCCGCACTTGGTGGCTAATATGGAAAAAATGACACTCAATAATATTGAGCACATGGGCATGAGTTTTGTGAATTACTCACTAGTGCCATATATGACTCGTATTGAGTCGCGGATTAAGGTCGGCTTGCTGAATGAGCAGGACCGCAAAGCCTACTATGCGAAATTTAACGCCGGCGCATTGCTTCGTGGTGACCTGAAAGGCCGATACGAATCTTATGGCAAGGGTATTCAGTGGGGTATTTTAAGCCCAAATGACTGCCGCGAACTGGAAGATTTAAACCCGCGTGAAGGTGGTGACATTTATTTGACACCGATGAATATGACAACAAATCCTGAAGGGGAAAATGATGCAGACAAAGCAGCGCCTTGATGTCCCACTAAAGATTAAATCTCTATCTGAAACGGGTGAATTTGAAGGCTACGGCTCGGTTTTTGGTGTCGAAGACAGTTATTCGGATGTGGTGGTAAAAGGGGCTTTTGAGAAATCCCTTTCTTTATGGGCTGAAAAAGGCCGACTACCATCGATGCTATGGCAGCACAAAATGTCAGAGCCTATCGGCATCTATACAGAAATCAAAGAAGATGAGCACGGGCTTTATGTGAAAGGCCGTTTGCTGATTAACGATGATCCGCTGGCTAAGCGCGCTTATGCTCATGCAAAGGCTGGAAGTCTAGGTGGATTGTCGATTGGATTCATTCTGAAAGATTGGGAATATGACTCTGCTAAAAGGGTCTATTTATTAAAAGAAATTGATTTGTGGGAGGTGTCACTGGTGACTATGCCCGCAAATGATGATGCACGTATTTCGGATGTGAAATCGATGCTACAGAAGGGTGAAACCCCTTCACCAAGTAAGGTAGAGCGTACCCTGCGCGATGTTGGGTTTTCTCGTTCACAAGCCAAGGCTTTTATGGCTAAAGGCTATGGTGCGGTTGATTCTCAGCGAGATGCTGAAAGCCAAAGCGAAGCACTGCAATCACTCAAAGACTTAACAGCATTTTTAAGAGGTTAAATACTCATGGCTATTGATGAAAAAGATATTGGCGAAGTTGCCAAGGAATTAAAGGGCGCGTTTGAAGATTTCAAAAAATCAAACGATAAAGAGCTTGAAGCAATTAAAGCTGAAAAAAGCAAGCTTGAAGAAAAAACCAACAATCTAAATGAAAAGTTAGGTGAAATTGACAAACTGAAGGCTGATCTTGAGAAAGAGATCAAGTCTTCAAAACGCCCAGGTGCACCAAAAGGTGAAGTTGAAGCGCACAAAAAAGCGTTTTTACAGTTCTTACGCAAAGGCACTGATGATGGTCTTGCTGATCTGCAACAAAAAGCAGTTCAGGTTGCAGTCGATGCGGATGGTGGTTATGCGGTACCAGAAGAACTTGATCGCACATTAATTGAATTGATGCGCACCGAAAGCCCAATGCGCCGTGTGTGTAACTCTATCACTATTGGTACATCAGACTATAAAAAACTGGTGAATCTTGGTGGTGCTGGCTCTGGTTGGGTGGGTGAAACTGATACTCGTCCTGCTACCGGCACACCGACCCTGGTGCAGATCGCTGCAACCATGGGTGAGATTTATGCCAATCCACAAGCAACACAGCAATCGCTTGATGATGTTTTCTTTAATGTCGAGCAGTGGTTGGCTGATGAAGTGGCGCGTGAGTTTGCTGAAAAAGAAGGCGCATCCTTTCTGACCGGTAACGGCACAAACAAACCAAAAGGAATTCTAGCTGCAACACTGGCAACCGCTGGCGATAAAACACGAACTTTCGGTCAGTTACAAAAATTGGTTTCAGGCGTGGCTGGTGGGTTTACGAGCGACAACCTGATCGATCTTATTTACTCGCTCAAGAGTGGATATCGTCAAAATGCGGCATTCATGATGAATGGCTTGACCGTTTCAAAAGCTCGAAAGCTAAAAGACTCGGATGGCAATTACTTGTGGCAGCCCGGCTTGCAACAAGGACAACCTTCGGCTTTGCTTGGTTATGGCATTGAAGAAAATGAAGACATGCCAGATGCAGCTGCTGATGCAAATGCAATCCTGTTCGGTGATTTCAAGCGCGGTTATACCATCGTGGATCGCATGGGCACTCGTACTTTGCGCGACCCGTTCACCAATAAGCCGTATGTTGGTTTCTACACAACCAAGCGCGTCGGCGGCATGTTGACGGATTCAAATGCGATTAAAGTGCTGACTTTATCGCTGTAATCGGTTTTTAAATATAAGGCCCTCAATGTGAGGGCTTATTTTTTGGAGTAATAGAAATGCCACCAATTATTGATGTTAAGGAATCATTTAAGGTTGCTGTGGATAACGGCAATCAGGTAATTGAGATCGAACCTGGTGAACATGAAGTGGATGATCGCATCGCAGATGTTGCTGTAAATCAGTTAGGTGTTGCAGAGATGGTCCAGAAAAATACCCTTCCTGAGCCTGAGCCTGAGCCTGAGCCTGAGCCTGAGCCTGAGCCT